GTTGTTGTTTGGTCTGGCTTCATTATAACAATGAATTACGTAGAATTACCCATGATAAAGAAAGCTGGTAACTCAGATATCACGTTCGTTGCCAGCGTGTTTACGGGTGCACTGGCCACTTTTGGCTTGTCTACTGGTAATTCTAAAGATAAAGGAACACCCGTCAATTGTCCTATGGCAAAGAAAAAAGAAGAATGAAAAAATGGTTATTACTCTTAGCACTGTTATCCCCCTCGGTAGCAAGAGCAGAACTGGTGACCCCGCAGTTCACTCAGGGGTCGATGAACTCAACAACAACTACCACCCAGGAAATAACAGAGGAGATAACAACCACCACATATGGTTCCGCCTTAAACAAATGGTCTGGGGACAATATAACTCATACCTCAACTTCCTCGGGAGGTATAGCCGATTCAGACTCGGTATTCAACATGACAACAGCTGGTTCAGATTTCTCACTAGAGATCGTGACCAGAGCAGCAAGCCAAGTTCTAGAGGTAACCGAAATCGAAAGAACTATCGAAACTACTGCTACTACTACCTCCTTATCGGTCTTCTCGCAATAGGAGTCCCTGTAAAAGCAGATGAAGGAGAAACAAACAACACTTCCAACCCTGTGGCAGCTGCAACCGGAAATGTTACCAATCAAGCTGTACAATTCCAGAATAATGGAGCTCCATCTCGTCAAGTGTATGGACCCAACAATTCCTGTAATGGTGCAACAATGACCTTTAGCCCATTCTATATGGGCAATCATACTACTCCATTCGATGATGCAATGGATCAACAAAGCTATACTGTAGCTGAGAACTGGGGAATGCAATTAAATTTCATGGTTCCCCTTGATGGTTCTCTTGTTGAAATATGTAAAGGTATAGCGAAGAAACATGCTGCTAAAATGTCTTTAGATTATGAGTTAGTACGTTTAAAAAACTGTGCTGAATTACAACAAAAAGGCTTTATGATACGCCCTGGAACTAGAGTATATCATATTTGTAGTGATGTTATTCCTATAGCTGCATTCAAAGCGGAAGTTGCTAAACAATTGGCAGCTTCTCAACCCCCACTACCACCTAAAAAGTGGTATCAAAAATT